GGGTAGCTACATTTGCCAATATGCACAGAATGGTAAAGCCCGATGGACTGATCGTAATGTCCTGCGCTACAACTGGCAGAGCAGAACATGGCACAAGACGCACTAGCCCAGCAGACGCACCTTTTTGTGGTGATTACTACAAGAACTTAACAGAGCAAGACTTTGTAGAGAACTTTGACTTGGGCAGTATGTTTTCTGTGTATGAGTTTGGAGTAGGAGATGTTACAAAGGATCTTTACTTCTACGGAATAAAGAAACTGTTGTAGAATAGCTACATCATCAACCATCAACCCGAAGGGAATGGAATGTTAGGAGCAACAAAAATAGAGTGGATGTCAGTAGAAACCCTGATACCTTACGCTAAAAACGCCAGGACACACTCAGATGAGCAGGTTGCTCAGATAGCCGGATCAATTAAAGAGTTTGGGTTTAATAACCCTGTTCTTGTAGATAAAGACAATTCAGTCATCGCTGGGCATGGCAGGCTCATGGCGGCAAGAAAGCTAGGCATGGATAAAGTGCCAGTAGTACAGCTAGGCCACATGACGGAAGCACAGCGCAAAGCCTATGTATTAGCAGATAACCGTATCGCCCTAAGCTCTGGGTGGGATGCAGGTATGCTATCGCTAGAGCTACAAGACCTAAAAGACGATATAGACCTTAGCTTATTGGGATTTGATCCTGATGAGCTAGATGCCCTGCTAAACCCCATAGAGGAAACAGAAGGCTTAACGGATGAAGATGCTGTACCTGATGTGCCAGATGAGCCTAAGACTAAGTTAGGGGACATTTACATATTGGGCAACCACAGGCTTATGTGCGGTGATAGTACAAACTTAAGCGATGTAGATAAACTGATGATTGGGGTTTACCCTGATTTAATACACACAGATCCCCCATACGGGATGAACGCTGTAAGTAAATCATCGGTATTGAAGGCAAATTACGGCACAGACATTATGGGCGACGATAACCCTGATGTGGCCAAAGATGCGTTTAATTTGATATATGGCTTGTATCCCGAAGCTAAACAGATATGGTGGGGCGCAAACTATTACTGCTCTGTATTGCCCGATAGCGAATGTTGGCTGGTATGGGATAAAAACAATGGTCAGTCAGATCAAACTGATTGCGAACTGGCATGGGCTAACTTTAGAAGCGTTGTGCGTCAATTCACCCAAGCATCAGAAAAGAAAAACCGAGTACATCCAACCCAAAAGCCTGTATCTTTGATGGAATGGATTATTAAACGATTTAATCTGTCATCTAAGACTATTGCTGATTATTTTGGTGGGTCAGGATCAACGCTGATTGCAGCCGAAAAGAATGGGTTGCAAGCATTTATTATGGAGTTTGATCCTAAGTTTTGCGATGTTATTGTGCGGCGATGGGAAGAATTTACAGGCAAAAAGGCCGTACTTTCGGAGTTAGAAAAGGCTTAATATGCAAGGTATAGAACATATCCCAACCGAAGAAACAAGAAAATTAGTCCGAAGCCTTAGTGCTGTAGGATTAAGTATGTAGATATTGCTGGCAAGCTAGACATATCAGACGATACGCTGGTCAAGCATTACAAGAAGGATTTAGAGGATGGCAGGGTAGATGCAAACGCTTCTATCGGGCAAACCCTATTCCAGCAGGCAAAGAATGGCAATACTGCCGCAGCGATCTTTTGGTTAAAGACCAGGGCGCAATGGAAAGAAACAAACGCATTAGAAGTATCTGGCGCAGATGGCGCACCTTTAGCGGTTAAATGGCTGAGCGAGTAGTAACGATCCCCTATAAACCTAGAGCGCCTCAGAAGTTAATTCATGTGGCGATGGATGAGCATCGCTTTGTAGTAGGTGTAGCGCATCGAAGGATGGGTAAGACGGTAGCAGCACTAAACCAAATTATTAAGGCTGCCCTTGAAAACAACCAGCAAGCCCCTAGATACGCATATATAGCCCCGACTTATAGTCAGGCTAAACGAGTGGCATGGGACTACCTTACGCACTTTGTAAGGCCGCTAGATGCGGTAGCAAACATAGCCGAGTTAAGGGTGGACTTCTTAGGCCGCAGGATTCAGCTATATGGCTCAGATAACCCAGACAGTTTGCGTGGCCAATATTTTGATGGCGTAGTGCTTGACGAAATTGGCGATCAAAACCCGAAGATATGGAATGAGATTATCCGGCCAGCTTTGGCGGACAGGAAGGGCTGGTGCTTGTTTATCGGCACACCTAAAGGCAACAACCACTTTAAAGAGCTATTTGATCGAGCCAGCAAAGAGCCAGGCTGGTCTGCATTGCAGTTTAAGGCCAGCGAAACAAAGATTATAGATGTAGAAGAATTAGACGCAGCCCGAAAAGAGATGGGCGATGATAAGTACAACCAAGAGTTTGAGTGCAGCTTTAATGCAGCAGTAGAAGGAAGTTACTACGGCAAACTGATAAACGACCTAGAAGAAAAAGGCCGTATGTGCGCTATTGATCGAGATGATCTATGCCGCACTTATGTAGCCTGGGACTTGGGAATGGGCGATTCAACTGCTATGTGGGTAGTGCAAGAAACAGGCCAAGAAAAGCGCATTATGGACTATGTAGAGAACCATGGTCAAGGTCTAGACTGGTATGTAAACTGGCTCAAAGAAAACAACTGGCATAAGGCCGAGCAACTCCTTCCGCACGATGTAGAAGTACGAGAACTTGGCACAGGCAAAAGCAGGCTAGAGGTATTGAGAGAGGCAGGGCTTGATGTTAAAGTTCTGCCTAGATTGTCTGTAGATGACGGCATCCAGTCGGTCAGGCGTTTATTGCCTGCTTGCTGGTTTAATATGCCAAAAGTAAAGCAGGGGTTAGATTGCCTTAGAAACTACAGGCGAGAGTATGACGAGAAGCGCAATGTGTTTTACGATAAGCCATTGCATGATTGGGCATCACACGGATCAGACGCATTTAGGTATTTAGCTTTAGGTATGGAGCAAACAAATACATGGGCGCAGCCATTAAAGATTAACGCAAACTGGATAGTTTAAATATGGATGACAACAAGCTAAAAGGTATTCTAGAGTCCGAGATTGATAACTCAATCGGATATGTAGAAACCGAAACAACCGAGGCTCGTAGACGGGCTTTGCTTTTCTACAATCGTGAGCCATACGGCAACGAAGTAGAAGGCCGTTCATCCATTGTTACTGGTGAAGTATGTGAGGTTATTGATGGTGCGTTGCCACAATTACTGCGTATCTTTACCCAATCAGACGAGCTATGCCGCTTTGAGCCTAAAGGCCCAGGCGATGAGGAAGGCGCTAAACAAGCTACCGAATACTGCAACCTAGTCTTTTTCCAAGACAATGATGGCGTAATCCTGATGCACAACTGGTTTAAAGACGCTCTGTTGCAAAAGAATGGCATCGTTAAATACTGGTGGGAAGATAGCGCAGATCCTACAAAAGAGAAGTACAAAGACCTGTCGGCAGAAGAACTGCAACTGTTGTTTTCAGACAACACTATGGAGTTAGTAAGCCAAGACATGAAGGAAGTAACCCCCGAAACGCTAGACCCTATGACTGGGATGCTGATTCCAGCGACTTACTCCTACGATGTAGTGGTAATGAAAAAGAAAGAGTCTGGTCGGGTTAAAGTTGCCAATGTGCCGCCAGAGGAGTTCTTGATCTCTAAGCGTGATAAGACGATTAAAGATGCTCGATTTGTAGCCCATCGCCTTAACATGACTCGCTCGGACTTGATTGCTGCTGGTTACTCTAAAGATATTGTAGATAACCTGCCTGCTTACTCAGATTTGACTTACACACCTGAGCGCATTGCTCGATTTGATCGTGGCGAAATGCCGGATGAAACGCAATCCTTAGACTTCTCAATGCAGGACATTGAGGTATTTGAGTGCTACATTCGCACCGACTACGATGAGGATGGCATTGCTGAGTTGCGTAAAGTAACCTACGCTGGCTCAGAGATCCTAGATAACGAGGAAGTAGATCACATTCCTTTTGCTAGTATTTGCCCAATCCCAATGCCCCATAAGTTCTTTGGGCAGAGCTTGGCAGACCGTAGCATGGATATTCAGTTGATTAAGTCTACGATTACTCGTCAGATTCTCGACAATATGTACCTGACCAATATGCCTCGTATGACGGCTATTGATGGTCAAGTAAACATGGATGACCTCTTAACCGTTGCTCCTAATGGAGTAGTGCGCATGAAGTCGCAGGGCGCAGTACAAGCCTTGACCGTACCAGCTACCGCAGCACAGTCGTTCCCAATGCTAGAGTATTTAGACTCAGTAATGCAGAAGCGTTCTGGCGTTGCACAAGCTGGTCAAGTGTTAGACCCTAGCATTTTGCAGAACACAACCGCTACGGCTATTGCGGCAATGCAACAGACTGGCGCAGGCCGTATTGAGATGATTGCTCGTATCTTTGCTGATACTGGTGTAAAGGACTTGTTTACAGGGATTTTCCACTTACTTTGCAAGTACCAAGACAAAGAGCGTGTAATCCGTCTGCGTGGCAAGTACATCTCTATTGACCCTAGAGAGTGGTCTAACCACTACGATATGACCGTCAATGTGGGCTTAGGCACAGGAAACAAAGATCAGCAGATGGCTATGGCAGCTATGGTATTGCAGAAGCAAGAGCAGATTTTGCAGACGCAAGGCCCAGCAAACCCATTGGTATCTGTAGCTCAGTATCGGGAAACACTAGGTCGATTTATTGAGGCGGCAGGATTTAAGGACTCTAGCGAGTTCTTTAAAGAGATTACGCCTGAGATGGATCAGATGTTGTCTAATCCTCCTCCACAGCAGCCACAGCAAGACCCAGCAGTCATGGCTTATATGCAACAGGTTCAAGCACAGATCCAAGGCGATCAAGCCAAGATCCAGGCGAAGATCCAAGCAGACCAAGTTAAGGCGCAGGCAGACATTCAGTTGGCTAGAGAGATGGCTATCGCTGAAATCCAGCTAGAGCGTGAAAAGGCTGCGGCACAGTTAGAACTAAAGACTGCACAGTTTCAAGCAGAAACACAGTTAAAGACGGCTGAAATGGTAGCTAAAGGGATGCAATGAACAAAGCAGAAAGAGCTAACAACTATTTGATGGATGAGTTCTTTATGGAGCTGGTAAACGCTCAGAAGGATTTGTACAAGTCTTACATATTTGGATCAGCAGAACACGATGTAGAAGGCAGAGAAAAAGCCTTAGTAAAGCTGAGAGCAATTGAAGAATTTGAAGCGTCATTACAATCACTCGTGCAGCAAAGCGAAATTGATAAGAGGCGTATAC